TCGACGCCGTCACCGGCATGCGGCTGTTGTGCCCGTCGGGCGGCGTCATCGTGCAGGAAACACCGCCGACGCTGGCACAAGGCGTGCTCTGGTACGAGAGCGATACCGGCGTGCTCTGGCTCGGCTACGACGACGGCAACAGTTTGCAGTGGGTGCAGGTCAACGGCACCGGCGGCAGTGGTGGCGTCACGGTGGCTGATGCCGCGCCTACTGGCGCGGCGAACGGCGATCTGTGGTGGGAGAGCGACACCGGCACGCTGTGGATTTACTACAACGACGGCAACACATCGCAGTGGGTGGCGGCTGCGGGGGGAGGTGGTGCTGCTGTTGGGGTTATCTATGGTGTGCGTGGGCTCGTAGGCAATGCTACTTCGACCACTGCCTATGCAGTTACGTTTCTTGAAGCAACGTTGCGTAACAGTGCGGGCAATGCCGTTCTGGTCACAAGCGGTTCGTTCACTGCCGACAGCGCCGGTGCCGTTGGTGCGAATGGAAGAGATGCTACCCTGGCTGATGGCGATCTGCATCTCTATGCCATCAATGGCACGTCCGGCAACGCAGGCATCTGGTCTAACACCGCGCCGCCGACCGGGCCGACATTGCCGAGCGGATACACCTACTGGTGCTACCTCACGTCAGTGAAGCGGGCGAGCAGTGTGATCCCGGCAATGCGAATGCGCGGGAATAGCGTGTTTTATGTCACGAAAATTTCGTTTGTGAGCGCGTCTTCTGTGGCATTTCCGACAAACCTCGATGTTACGCCGAATGTCCCGGCAATGGCGTCACAGATGAGTTTGAATGTGCAGGCGGTTTGCACGGCTGGGTCTGGTGCGCTTGCACAGGGCACTTGGAATGTGGGGATGGGTGGCGCGGCTGCCGCTGCCGATGCCTCGCTTTCACTTACTTGTGTAACACAAGCAGTGAGTGTCAGCGATTGGCAAAATGCGAGTGTGGTCATCCCATTACAAAACAGAAACATAACGGCTGGATGGAGCAATACGTCAAGTATATTAAGCGTTAATGGCTACGTCCAAATCCTTGGTTACTACGTACCGAACGGATCGTAGAGGCGGATGAACAATGGCAATAATGGCCAATATTTTAAATATGTTTCCAAACATCACCACGAATGATCATCCCGATCATGTGGCGACTAACACCATATTTGGCTGCGATAATTCGGTAAGGCCGTCTAGGGTCGTTACGGATGGCCGTTACTTGTTTAGCAGTAAGTTTGTTCCAGCCGTGAGTTCGTTTGTTCAGAAATTGTATACGTCGGTTAAGTGCCCAAACGCAATTCGACGGAAAGTACCCACGATTGTTGTTTACACGCTCAAGAGTAACTTGCCATTTTGGACCGGCTGGACGTGGTCCCATATCGGCAAGAAAATTTATAAATCCTTTTGGGCCAGACCAGCGTTTGCAAATCGTAAGACCGCGACCTCCGTAGTTGCGATAGCTGGGGTGGCTAGGGTCGCTGCAGCGTCTGTGTATCAGGTGCCAAACAAAGTACTCTGGTCGCTGGGCCATATCATCTCTCCAGAAGATGGTGGGTCAAGTGGCGGGCGAGTGCTTCAACACTCGTCCGCTGCGCCATTGTATTCGAATTAAGAGGAGGTTGTCACGGCGTTCGATTTCCCAGCCTCTCCGACTGTCGGCCAGACCTTCGCACCCGTCGTTGGCGTCCTCTACACCTGGAACGGCTACGCCTGGGCGGCGCAAACGGCCGTCGCACCGACATTGCCAACGCAACAGATTTTTCTTAGCGGCTCAGGCACCTACACGACACCCACGAATTGCCGCCGGATCGAGGTGGAGATGTGCGGCGGCGGTGCGGGTGGGAGTGGCGGCAATACGACCGCTGCCGCCGGTGGCAACGGTACGGCAACGACCTTTGGGCCGGGGACGGCAGGCGGCGGCCAGGGGGCAACCTTTACGAACGGTGGTGCGGGTGGAACGGTGACCGGCTGCACGATCAGCTATACGGGCGGATCAGGGTTTGTTGGGATGGCATCATTACAACCCGCCACTGTGGCGGGGACGGGTGGTAACGGCGGTGACAACGGTTTTGGTGGCAACGCTTCTGGCGTTTATGGCGGCATTGGGAACAATGCTGTGGCCAATTCGGGTGCTGGTGGCGCTGGGGGAGGTTCCACCAACACAGCAAATACTATTGCTGGCACTGGAGGCGGGGCGGGCGGACGTGGTCTTTTGTACATCAACAACCCGGCCGCGACGTATGCGTATTCCGTTGGTGGCGGTGGTACCGGCACAGCGGGAGGCACCAACGCTTTTGCGGGGGGCAACGGTGGCAGCGGACGTATTATCGTGATGGAGTATTATTGATGGACGCAGCAACACTCGATAAGGCCATCAATGATGCAGGTTGCCCCACGGTCAGTTCGTCGGTGCTGGACCCAAACTCGCGTGTGTTTTGGTCATTTATTCCGGCGGCGGGGGCGACGCCTGAGCAGATCGAAGTTGGCTATCAGGTTCTCAACACCATCCCGGTCAATCCAGCGACAACAATCACCACCTCAGAGTTTATCTCGCGTTTTACCAACGCCGAATATCGCGCCGCCACCGCCGCATCGTGGCGCTCGACGGCAGGTAATGCCAAGAACTGGGATGTTGTTGTGTTCGAAGCCACCATCAATTTCAATAAAAAGAAGACTGTTACGCTAAAGACCTCGCTCGTCACTGACGGCATTCTCACGCAAGCCCGCGCCGACGAGATATTTGCATGACCCGAGAGCGCTGGATTGCGCTCGCGGTTGGCATCATCACCATCATCCTCACGCTAATACTGCTTGCCTTGCTGGAACAACGCGAGGCCTCTTCTGAGGCGACTGCAATACCCCCATCGAAGTGGGACGATCACATCGATGAGCTGGAGAGGCAGGCAATCGATGACGCATTCAAAAAGTATATCGGGCAGCTCTACAACATTTGGGTGACCGATAATTATCAACCCCGCACACCCCCGAAGGCAACGGTAGGCGCTCGCAACGCGAGAGACGCCTACATTCGGAGCATGGAAGCGATAGAAAAGCGCGAGCAGGCTCCGCGGAGATAGCCATGGAAGACGTGCAGGACATTCCGCGCTGGCTCCAAGTTATGCGCGCGATCACGGGCTTGACCGAGGCACCGGGCTCGGACGACAACGACAAGATCATCGCGATGGCGCAATACATCGCGAACAAATTTCCCGACATGCAAAGCTACTGCGATCAGTACCAACACGACGAGACGGCGTGGTGCGGCCTCACGGTCGCGTTCTGTATGGCGGTGTGCAACATCCGTCCACCATTCGGGCCGACAGATACGGATTGCTTCCTGTGGGCGCAGTCGTTCAAGCCGTGGAAGCATGGCGGGGCCAAGATCATCGGCGCGCCGGTCCCTGGCTGCGTAGTGGTAATGACCCGCTCAGGTGGCGGCCACGTCACCCTATTCGAGGACATCGATGACGACGGCAACTACCGCTGCCGGGGCGGCAATCAATCTGACTGCGTCTGTGTGAGTTCATACGATCCCGACACGATCATTGCTCTGGTATGGCCGACAAGGGGTGGCGACGTTCCGCAAATCCCGGTCGATGAGCGGCCGATGCTGGAGATGGGTGACGAAGGTCCGCACGTGGTCGATCTGCAATCGATGCTGCCGCGCTTCACAGGTGACATCGATGGCGACTTTGGATCAGTGACCGAAGAGAACGTCATTCGCTATCAGCAATCGCGTGGGCTGGAAGTTGATGGCATCGTCGGCGACGAAACATGGCAGGCGCTCTACGACAACAAGCCGCCGCTGCCGCCGCCTGCGCCGCCTCCCGGTGCGCTCACGTTCGAGCAGTGTGCCGCGATCGTCAGCATCGCACAGCAGTCCGACATCTCGGATTATGTCTGGGACGAGCGCGGCGTCGCGCCCATTGGCTACACCAACGGCATGGCGCTCGCGTTCGCGCAGACGTACCTCAAGCTACAGGCTGGGCACCCGGCCGCGATCGAGATGGCCAAGGCGCGCACCGATAGCGACAAGGATGCGCTCAACGAATATCTCGGCAAGTTTCGTGCGCTTGGGATGAGCAACGAGAAAGACGGCATCGACACCCTGCGGCATCTCTATGCCCTGATGCTCGGCAGCGGCATGCGTGAGAGCAGTGGACGACATTGCGAGGGCCGGGATATGAGCGCGGAGAACGTGTCGAGCGACACGTGTGAGGCAGGACTTTTTCAAACTTCGTACAATGCACACACCGCTTCCGATCCTGAGTTCGACCAGCTCATGGCCGAGTATTCGCGGCTGGAGAATGAGCCGACGTGCTACCTCGGTGCGTTCGCAACCGGCGTCACGTGCAGCTCAAGCGAATGGAGTTCGTATGGATCAGGTGCCGGTCTTGAGTTTCAAGACCTGTGCAAAAGCTGCCCTGCCTTCGCGGTCGAAACGCACGGGCTGACGCTGCGCAATCTGTGCAATCACTACGGACCAATTATAAGAGGCGAGGTCGAGCTGCGGCCGGAAGCAGACGATCTTTTCAAGGCTGTTCAGGACTACATGGATAGCCAAGCAGCAGTCGCGTGAGCGGGGTTAACCCCCGCCCCCGCTAGCGCTCTTCACGACCGCTGGCCCCTTGGTCACAGCCTTGGGCAGGGCCTCTGGCAGCTCATCCGCATACTGCTCTGCGAACTTGTGCTTCTCCCCCTCAAGCACACGATACACCTCCCTCACCATCGATAGCTGATGATCCAGCCACGCGGCGTGCTCCCTGCGCTCCTGCATCTGGATGTGGCGCAGATCGTCGCCGCGCAGCCGCGCATGCTCGGCCATCCGCTGCAATCCCAAAACAATCTCAGCCAATCTGTCAGTCATCACGCGCTCCCTTGTGGTGAAGAACCATCATCGCCCATCTCAATCGCAATTTGCCTTTCGGCTTCGTCCACCAGCTCGTTCAGCTCGTCGCGAATTTTGTTGATGGCCTTTTGCTCCTGCGGAGTGCGGTTGCGATAGAACACGCGCATGGCGTCCTTGCCACGCCCTGCAGCCTCACGCGCCATGTCCTCGGTTGAGAGTGCCGCCCCGCCCACAGGGGTGTCCGAAGGCGGGGCGGCGTCCACCACTCCCGGTGATGCGGCTTGGTCCGGGGCGGCGGTTTCAATGATCTCTCCGGTTTGGGTATCGATGCGGGTGCCGGTTGACAGCTCGGCGGGCCGCATGACCGTTTTGATTTCCGGCGGCGGCTTCGCGCCTGGGATGGTTTCAACCTCGGTTTCATCCAGCCACCCAAGGCCGCTGATCGAGAGCGTCACCCGGCGCTTTGCCTTGGTGACGGCTTTCATGATCGTGTTGGCGCGCACGTCGCCACGCAGTTGCTCGGCGAATGGCACGACGCCGAGGTCTTCATCGATGCGACCATCACGATCTTTGGCGCGCACATGCACCGACAGCAATCCGTCCGAGATATCCTGCGAGACGATCTCGATATTGATGCCATTAATTTTGCGCAATTGGTCGGCAGCGTCGCGGCGTGCGTAGAGTGTGAGCTTGCCTTGTAGTTCGATGTATTCGAACGGTCGCGTAAGCGGGTTCAGTCCAACGGACTTGCACGTCTCGTTGTAGTACTGAACCCGCTCATCCGGCGTCAGCTTCTTCAGGTCACCTTTGATGATGACCGCTTCCATGATGTCGGAAGCAGGAGCCGCCTTTGCGGGTAGCGTCATTTCTCAGTCCTCCTCTGGGTCACGGGCGATGCGGTGAAAGTCTGCATCGCGTAATCCGGTCATCAGCATTTCGCGCTGGTCGTCGGACAGGTCGGGCAACGCTTCCTGAATGAGCTTGCCTCTGCGCCACCACTGATAGCGTTCGTACTGACCCTCGGTTAGCACCACGCTGACTTCGGGATAGTCGCCGATGGTTGCCGGTGGTCGCACGTGGATGACATAGCCGTCTGCGGTTCTTTCAATACGACGGCTGGGGCTAAAGCCCGGTATCTCAATCATCTCTCCTCTCCCTCAACGATAAATAGCCCGCGCGGCTACGTGTGATCTGCACGCCGTATCCGAAGCAGCGCTTGGCATCCGGTGGGACCATCGCCTTGAGTATCTTCGCCGCGTCGTCATAGGCGGCGGCGCCGTCGCGCAGTTGCAGCCAGATGTCGGCGTAGTGTGCAAATTCGTTATTGCCCTGCATGTCGTAGACCGTCGTGACATCGACCGGCAGCGGCACTGTCGGCAGATCGACCGGCGGCGTGCGATTGCGAACGTGCTGGATGAAGGTCCAGCCGCGTTCCAGCAGTTGACCGGCATAGTCGGCATCACGTTCGATGAACGTGACGACCGGAGCTGCTGTCCCCAGAGCCACCGACAGCGCGCATTGCTCTGCGCCAGTGACTTCCATCTGCCATTCGCATTGCGGCCGATAGCGATCAAGGATCACGGGATCGAGCGGCTCACGGCCGCCGGTCAGCTTGCACTCGATCGGACACTGTAGATCATCGATCCAGCCATCGAGCGTGCAGCACGCCCAGTCATAGCGGTAGTGCGTGACGACCTCACCGCGACGGCTGATTGTCTGCCGCTGCAGGCGCTCATACCGATCTAGGTTTTTCGGCTCGGATGCTTCACCTAGCTGCACGATCCAGACGTCAGTGAGATCATCGGGCTGTTTGTCGCCAATCTTCTCCAGCCAGAGATTGTTGATCTTCAACGCATCGCCGCCGACGATTATCCCGATATCGCTCGCGCCGATCTTGCCCGCGCGAGCGGCGATCTGTGCCGCGTTGAGCATTCAGCATTCCTTCCGGGGTCAAATCAAGCCGGGAAAAATACAGCTCAGCTGTAATAAGTCAACACAGCTACAGGCAGACGATAGGCATTGTCACAAGAACATGAGGAAAATCGTGACGTCTGGACTAAACTCAGCGGGTGTGGATAATCTTTAGGCATTGGTCTGTTATCAGACACACCACAAGCGCAGCGGTTCGCCTCTTTCTTGGGGAAAAGCAAAGTGGAAAGTCATGCCAAATTGAATGTCGTGGACTTTCCACCCCTCGTGACTGATGGCCAGAAGGAGTGGGAGCGGCGCTTAGCCGCCCAGCTGCAGCCATACTTGCCCGAGGATCAGGGCGAGGCGCGGGAAGTTATTGCCATCATGAAAGAGGTGATCGAAAAAAGATCAAGCGGAGATTGGCAAAGGGCGCGGCAGGCCGCTTATCTTGTGAGCATGTTCCCCGACGACCGTCGGGTGGCACAGCGGCTTGTTAGTTTGCTTTCTTGCTTTCTCGGCGAGGGCGGCGCGTAGGGCCGCGTGAGTGCTGCAGTAACTGTTGTCTCTGGATTTCTTCCAGCATGACTGCAGGCAGCGCCGACGTGATTTGCCCGCGATAAATCCAATCCATAGTGACGCCGGTCACTCGGCAGAGCTTCACCGCATTCGGTACCGTGAGCAAGTTGTCGCCGGTTTCGGCGTTGTTCCACGCCTGCGGGCTGATGCTGGCGAGCCGACACAGAGCGGTCTGGCTCATCTTCAGTGCTTCGCGGACCAATTTTAATCGCTTACCAATTTCGACGGCGCTGGATACATCTTGCGCATCCGCCATCATTTAACAGCTCCCAGGGCCTCCCTGGACGCCGCATCCGTGGTGCGACGATACAGGATAGTTGAACACATCGGCAATATCCCCAGTATTATTTCCGAGCGCCATCGAGCGTTTCTGGATTTGACACGCTCACAGCTCATCTGTAGGTTTTTTTAATAATCCGAGGTTAATAGGATGTCTCAGCCACGCCGCCGGGGACGTGCGCTCAACGAGTTGCGCAGCGTCCGCGACATCATTGCCAAGATCGGGGGCGACGAAGGCAATGGACCCATTGCTGCGCTGACCGGACGCAAGACGCAGCACGTCACAAACTGGAAGAAAGAGGGCCGCTTGCCTGCGGACACGTTTCTGGTCGTGTCGGCGAAGTTGGCCGAGCTGGATTGTTACGCGTCACCGAAGCTGTGGGGCATCACGGAACCGTGAGCCGTGAGACGGTTGATACGAAAGCGACGCCAGCAACCGGAGGCGGCGCTGCAGCGTGCAGTGTTCGAGCACATCGCGTACCGCAAGCGGCCTGGGTGGCGGTTCTGGTCGACGCCCAATGCGGCCAAGCGATCACTGCAGATGGGGGCCGAGCTGAAGGCGCAAGGCATGACGGCTGGCGTTGGCGACATCAGCATCGTCAGCCCCACCGGGCGATATCACGAACTTGAATTGAAGACGCCCACCGGAAGGCTCTCCCCAGCCCAGCGGAAGCGCCAGGATGAACTGAAAGCCTCCGGGGTGATCTGTGCGACGGCTTACGGTTTAGACGCAGCCCTGGCCATCCTGGCGGGCTGGGGAGCAATCCGATGATTGTCACTCTCGCAACATTGCGCGCGGCTGGATTAACCGAGGCTCAGATCATGCGCGTGGTGGAAGCGGTGGACAATGAACGGGTAGCCGCGAAGCGTGAGCAAAACCGAAAAGCCTCGCAAAAACATAGGGCGCGTCAGAAAAACGCGGCTGACGCGGCTGACGCGGCTGACGCACAAGTAAGTAAAGAACCTTCCTTCCTTCCTAACCAAGGAAAGAAAGAAGGAAGGAAGAAGCACTTACTTGCCGAAAATTGGAAGCTGTCCAACGAGGACCGCGCTTACGCGCAGTCGAAGGGGTGGCCGGACAACCGGATCGAGATCGAGGGCGAACGCTTCCGCTTGTACTACGTCACCAAGGGGACGCCGATCGCGAGCGATCATCTGACTTGGTGCAAGTGGGTGATGTCACCAATCCAAAACGGGGGAGGGCAGTATGGAGCCGGTCGGCAAAAAGGCGACCGACGTCACAGCATCAGCGCAACATTTGACGACATCTTCGCGAAGCTCGAAGGCGGGGATGGAGCTAGCGTTGTACCATTCCAGGCTAATCCTCGGTTGCTACCGAACCGACGACGTGAGTGATCCACAGGTCTACGTGACAGCGGTCGCGGCGGTGCTCTCGCGATATCCCGCCGATGTTGGCGTGCGATTGAGCGACCCGAAGGACGGCATGGCTGGCAAGCTTAAGTGGTTGCCGAGCGTGTCCGAGATCAAAACCGCCTGCGATGACCTCTGCGCAGCCGACATGGCGGCGGCCAAGCGCAAGGCCGATCTCGCCGAGCAATGGCGGTTGCGCGATCAGTTTGTGGAGTGGTTTCCGCAGGCGCGGCCTGATCCCTGGAACGTCTTCGTGCCGACGTCTGCACCGCAGTATGCGGCAATGGTCGAGCGTGGCGGGCGACCGGGGTTCAGCGTCGAAGACAAGACCAGACCGGGCGTCTGGGTGCCGCATGAATGGCTGCACAACGCGAGGGTTGGTCAATGACGCGATCGAGTGGAGCTGGTCGACACGACCTCGCCAGGGTGCCCGAGCCGATCGGCGGCTTCCCGGCGGTGCCGACGAGCAAGCACAACACAGCCCGCGAGCTGACGCCGGTCGCGGTGGTCGACGTGTTCGATGCTCGGCGTCGGGTGCGTGCCATGGCGCGGATCGACTTACTCGACCGCGAGCGCCGCCAGGGCAACATCGATGAGGCGAGCTATCTAGTGGGGCGCGAGATCGAGCGGGTGCTCGAACACATGGCCAGGGTCAGCGGCGTGGGGCAGTGGTCCGAGGGCGATCGCCTGGATCAAGCAACGCAGGCGCAGGTGGCGGCGATGCTCGGTTTCGAAAAGGCGGCGAAGGTGAATGCGTTCCTGGGTTGGATATTGCGCCACGTCGGCAAGCCCGACACGCGCCTACTGGTGATGGTGCTGGGCGATCGGGTGTCGCTCTCAGCAGCGGCCGTTGCGTTT